ACTACGTCCAATCTAATGGGACTCTATCAACAACAGTTTCCTCTGTCCCTGCGGGCAGGGCTTTATCATCAACCTCAATCCTATTGGAAGGATAAGAAATGAAAACTATAGTATGCGAAATGAACTGCTCTAAGTACCTCTTTGCAGACGACAAGCAGCTAAACATCACAGCAGACCACATCGAAGTGGGCGACCCTGCTAACTTGGACTTTATCATTGGCGACCTTAACGCTAATAACTCTACACTGATCGAAGGCGTGGCTGAGCCAGACGATTGGTACGGTTGTAAATACAACTACGTCAATGACGCATGGGAGTTATGCCCTGATTGGGTTGATCCGCGTTTGGAAGAATAAATGAGCCTTATTGATTACGCCAAGACAGACCGTCATCGCGAAGCAATGCAAGTTTGGGAAGAGTGTGGACGCAATAGTGCAAGGGCTGCTGGGATACTAGGTATCTCGCAGTCCACAATGCGTGACTATGTTTCTATCACTAAGAACACTGCGGCGGCGCAGGGCTATACAGAGCACTGGGACAGCACCTCCCTGGTCGGACCAGGGGAAACAGTTATCGGTCGCAGCGTCTACACTGCCGACCAAGATGGAAATAAAACCTGGTTAAAAACGAAGAGGACTGCCGCAGAAGCTGAGAAGGCAGAAGCTTTTAATGCTTTCATAGAGCAACTCTGCAAGGGCGTTATACCGGCTAAGAAAAAAGCTAAGGGCAAGAAGGTCCGCAAGGACGAACTCATGCCCAGCGTGATAATCGGTGATGCCCATATAGGGGCTCTCGCGTTCAAGAAGGAGACAGGTGACAGAGACTTCAATGTAGGCAAAGCAACCCGAGAGGTAGACGAGGCGATTTTTACGCTAGTCGAGCAGATGCCAGAAGCCAGGAATGGACTACTAATATCACTGGGCGATCTAGCGCACTCAGACAGAGCAAGCCCCTTTGCGACGACAAAGGGCACCCTGGTGGATATGTCCTGCTCCTATGAGGATCAATTAAGGGCGTGTGCCCAGGTCCTGATGAACGGCGTCGAGCAGATGCTGACCAAGGTGGATAACGTAACCCTGGTAGTGGCGAGGGGCAATCACGACGATCACACTAGCCTAACGGTCCAGGTTATTCTGGAAGCCTACTTCGCAAAGGAACCCAGGGTAAATGTGCTAAAATCGTCTCAATATGTGCATTATGTCAGATGGCACAAGTGGCTTCTTGGTGTACACCACGGGGATAAGATCAAGGCCGCTAAACTAGCCCAGGTCATGCCCAGGGATATGCCAAAAGATTGGGGTGAGACCACTCATAGGCAGTTTCTAGTGGGCCATTTCCACCATGCGTCGGTGCAAGAATTTGAGGGAGTGACTGTGTCTAAGCACGGATGTTTGGCTCCGCCAGACCGCTGGCACTCAAGCATGGGTTATGGATCTAATCACACAATGGACCTAATTGTTTACAAGGCAGGGGGAGGCAAGCTCATGACTTGCACCTACGAGATCCCTCGAGAATACGACCAAGCGAATGTGGTGAATTAAATGCAAGATAGGCTCGGTAGGCTCGAGGACAAGATCGACTCCCTCCAGGACGCAGTAATTAAGCTGGCCAGGGTTGAGGAACGGATCGTCACAGTATTTAACAGGCAATCCGATATAGATAAAAAAGTCGATCGAATTGAGACCGAGCTTCATGAGCTTTCTCTTAAAATAGGAAGCAGGTATTCAGAGAGGATTTTCTGGATATTATTCGCTACAATCGCAACAGCTCTATCAAATTACTTCTAGGTGAAATTATGAGAAGTCTACTTATTATCCCAATGGTATTACTAGCCTCGTGCAGCCAGGTTCAGTTTGTGGCTGGTGGCGTCAATAAATACTGCGAGCTCCCGGCTGAGTCCAGGGCCGCTAACCGTGAGGCGGTAGCAGTAGCAGTAGCACCGAACCGTATTGAAATTACCTGCGTCGAGTAGAGAGTGCGTAGAGAGGGCTGCAAGCTACTCGCTACAGTCTTACTCTGATATCCCGAATTGCATCAGGATCGAATCCTGGTGGACCTCAACGACTGCCTTTGTAATCATTGGCGAGAAGGTTAACTACGTCGCCTTCAGGGGCACACAGCAGCCCCAGGACTGGCTTTTTAATCTATCCGCTTTACCCTACCGATATAACCGTAGATGGGCTCATGCGGGCTTTGTGACGGCTCACAAGTCTGTTTGGAAGCGCATCCGAAGACTTTTGGATCCTAACAAGCGAACAGTGTTCTGTGGCCATTCCCTGGGCGCAGCTCTGGCAGAGCTCTCAGCTCATTGTTGCCAGGACTTTGCTGACCTTTCCCTGGTGTGCTTTGGCAAGCCGAATGTCTTTTTGGCCCGATCTAAGCAGCGCATGACGCACCTGCAAGTGCAGATCTCGTTTGTATCTGGGTCCGATGTTGTTACCAGAATACCCAAACTATGTTATAGACCTGACCAAAACCAGACGATGGTTTACTTTGATAATGACGGGCGGACCATAATCAACCCGGAGCGCGACTATGTTAAGACTGATTTCGGCCTGGGCGACAGCGTTTCAGATCACTCGATGGATGGTTACCGCAAGCTTGTTGTTGGTAATTTCCTTAACATTGTCGAGCTGCGCGGTTAGCAATAACCTCAAGGATGGCTACCAACTGGGCGATATAACCAGGGGAGTAGCGGAGGACTTGAAATGGTATTGCAGTTTCCCAATGACGTATGCGCGGTCCGCAGGAAGGGCTACAATCCTGCTAACGACCGGGATAACCCTGATCGATCCGTGCAGGATAGGCTCATGACAGATAATGTAGTGGACTTTCCCAGGGCTACCGGCCTGGATGATTACTATGGGATTATGGGCGCATATGACCTGGAGCTGACAGAGCTAACTACTAAGGCTTTGGAATTAGGCTTAGACGTTCATACCATTGTTGGATTACTACAAGCCCAGGCTCAATTCCTAATATCTCTGGAGTTATACGAAGATGAAGACTGAGCTCGAAAAGATGCTTATCAGGCACGAGGGTAAGAGGTCTTTACCCTACGAGTGCAGCGTCGGCAAAATTACAATCGGAGTCGGAAGGAACCTTGAGGACAACCCTCTCACCGAAGACGAGATTATGTATCTCCTGCGGAATGACATTGCCAAATTCGAGAAGGAACTAAATCAGTACGGATGGTTTAGGATGATGGACCCGGTGCGCCAGGACGCATGCCTTAATCTTATCTTTAATATTGGCCATACTAGGTTCAGGCATTTCCGTCGCATGATAAAAGCCTTTGAGAACCGTGACTACGACCTGGCGGCAGACGAGCTCCTTGATAGTAAGTACGCGCTCCAGGTAGGCAAAAGAGCCAATGAATTGTCCGATATTATTAGGACAGGCAAGTACCAATAAAGTTTGACTCCTCTCTTATAAGGTCATAGAATTAAGCTTCTTATTACTGGAGGCTTAATCATGATGGAACAAATATCCCCGGCCGATCTGGCCAAGCATCTTTTTGAGAACGACGGGCATTTCGCTCCTAATCCTTATCCCTTTGCAAGCCCGGAAAGAGCTGAGTTTTGCAAGGCGATCTACGAGCTTTATGTGAAAGATTCTGAGGAAACCAGAATCCATCTGCAAATAAACTCTGAACGTGCGGAGGTTCTATGCCAGTAAATATACATGGTAAGGAATATCACACTGTTGCAGAGCGCGTCTCAGCGTTTAGAGCAAAGCACCCAGATCTTTCTATTGAGACTGAAATAGTCCGATGGGAGGGTGACGACGTGGTGGTGAAGGCGTCAATTAGTAATGAAGGCAAGATCATTGCTACCGGGCTCGCACATGAGGTCCGTGGGTCTACTAACATTAACCGCACGTCGCACGTCGAGAATTGCGAGACTTCTGCTATTGGTAGATGCCTGGCTGCATTTGGTATGGGTGGTACTGAGTACGCTACAGCGGATGAGGTAGCTAACGCTATCACCCAGCAGAACACCGGTATCTCAGAGAAGGAGGTTAACGAGCTCCTCATTGAGAACACGACAACCATGCTGGCTTATTCCGACTCTATCCTGGCTATCAAGGCAGGAATCTCCCTGGACGATCTAAGCACCGCATCTGAGGAATGGTTCTCTCTTGATGATGAAGTTAAGCGTCGTCTCTGGAAGGCTCCTAGTAAGGGTGGCCCTTTTACAACCAAGGAGCGGGAGGTAATCAAGTCTACCGAATTCCGCACAGCTAATGGGGGCGGAGATGAATCAGAAGCCCAGACAGGCTGAAAGCGGGAAGCGCTATAAATCATGCGAATGCTGCATGGAAAGAATCAAGATCCGTAACGATTACTTGATATGCGACGACTGTGTCGCTTTAACTACGTTAATAACAAACCTATGGAGAAGTAATAATGCAATACGATAATAACAACCGTGGAGCCCTCTGGAAGAACGATCGCAGAGAGAAAGAAACTCACCCGCAACTAAAGGGAAACACTAACGTAACGTGTCCTCATTGCAGCAAATCAACCGAATTCTGGACCTCGGCGTGGACCTCTAACGAGGGTGGTAAGAAGCCTATGGTTTCTCTGTCTTTACAGGCTAAGGACCAGGTAGTTAATGCGCCCGCTGCGCCAGCGATGCCTGATGACTTTGCAGAAGACCTTCCCTGGTAGGTGACCTATGGACTTTGGTAAAACATTACGAAAGCTCCAGGACCAACGAGGCGTTAAGTCAGTAGAACTGGCTCGGCGCCTTGGCGTTCCCAAGCAGATGGTGAGCTACTTCAGCTCTAAAGAGGATGTGAAGATAAGCACCCTCTTTGAATACTGCGACGCCCTGGGTGTTAGTTATCAGACTTTTATGCGGGAGGGTGTTAAGGATGCAGCAGGCAAGGAGTGATTTCGATTTGCTGTCTGAGGCGATGGAGGAGGCTGCCTGGAGCGCAGAAGCGTTTCGCCGGCCTCACGCCATTGTAATGAACTTCGAGGGCTATACGGTCGTCGATAAACAGTATCTAGAACCGGGAGATGTGATTCTTGAGATCTTTAATTCGGTCGCCCCGCCATTACGCGGCGGAGATTATAGCCTTGAAGACGAAGGAGGAGAGGCTAGCAGCTTTGCAACGAGTACCTGGCGAGTGGATCCCTATCGTAAAAAAACATGTGGAGATAAGCTTTGAGCGCAGAAAACTTCAGCGAGATCGAAGCCCTGGGGGAGAAGTTCGCGGAGGCGGAGTCCAACAGGATTTATTTACTTGAGTACCGCAAGAGTCTTAAGGCTATCCTTATGGCCCAGGCGGAGGCAGATAACCCTGGCGTGGCTCTACAGAAGCAGGAGAGATTTGCTTACTCTCACAAGGACTACTTGGAGCTTCTTCAGGGAATTAAGGCGGCGGTTTACCAATCTGCTAAACTGAGACACCAGATCAAGGTAATGGACACGAGGTTCGAGACATGGCGCACGAAACAAGCGACGAAGAGAGCAGAGCTGACTCGTCTTCCAAGCATTACATAATTCCTCACGACATCATTCTTATAAGGCGTCTCTGGCCCGTCACTAAGAAAGCTTTCAGCATTCAACTGCTCCTGCATAGAATGGGGAGCATGCGGCCTGCCGATTATCGCCGAGCTCAGAAAACTATTATCTGCTTAGATCGAGGAATCCCCTTCAAATGAAAATCACCATAGAGCTTGACCAGGATGACCTAATGGAAATTGTTGAGATCATTAATCAGATGCAGATGGATGTTGAATCTATGTCTCAGCGCCTGGAGGAGATGCAGAGTGTCATCGAAGGCTATAAAGGCTAAATGTTTAACAGCTCTACAGCTCTTAACCAGGATGAAGGCTGCGGACGATAACGGCTACGCCCAATGCGTGACTTGCGGCAAGAAGGATCACTACAAGGAGCTCCAGGGAGGTCACTTCATCCCTCGTGCTCATACTAAGTGGTCTTTGGACCAGAGGAATGTATGGAGCCAGTGCCGCTATTGTAACCTATGGGGTATGAAATCTGGGGGCACCGCTGCTCAAGCGTACACTGTTTTCATGATAGACATGTTCGGTAAGGACTTTGTGGACGAGATGATCCGCACGAAGTCTGAGCCGGTCAAGCTATACAAAACCGATTATGAAGAGATTCTGGCGGAGCTCAACGAACAACTAAAGATCCAGGAGGACAGGCTCAATGGTGCAAGTTAAATTCAGAATGTTAGACCAGGACGAATTAAGTAAATGGATAGTCAAAGAGGCCATATTACTGGACCAGCCTGACATTGATGCCGTGATGACCCTGTGCGCCTATGTGAGCGATTTTGAGGCCTTTCTGGATGAATTCCAGGAGGCAAACAATGCTTTTGAGGAGTGGCTCGAGAGACCCTCTGAGACGCATTAAAAAAGGCCCCTGTGTCTCACGACATTAGGGGCTTGCAAGTCTCAAGGGGACGGTCTATTATTCGAGGTGTCGGTGGCCCTGGAGAAAGCCTAAATCCCGACTGAAAGCGGAAAGCAGGAACCCGACGCACTGATTATACACAACATCTAGTGTCCGTCATAATCCCTTTCCCTAAATCGACTGCGAAGGATATGTCACCCGTAAGGGGTCTCTCACCGAGCGCAGTTTTAAGGCCCAAAAGATTAGCGCGGGGCCACCGCAACTTGCGAAAAGTCTGAATGCGGCGCGGGGGGATGGAGTCAGCATCCCTTGCAGACTTGCTTGTGTTATCTGACTCAATAACACGGCCTCGCTGTCCACACTGACGGCTCCGAAGGCAATGCAACGTCCCGAAACCTACTTCCCGTGGGTTGGGGCTTGCTTGCTCGCAAATCCTCCTAACTCACCAAAGGCAATACAATGATAAACCACTACTACCCAGACGGAACACTGTATCTAGGGGTTAAAACTGAGCTAGACGGTGTAGTCAAAACCGAGGCCGGCGTAGAGCTGATGACGTTTGCAAGCTTGGACCGTTACCCTAAGATAATCGCAAAGTCCTACTGGCCACACTCGATCCTTCCTCACCCCGCTAGACTCTACCCGGTAAAGGCTGATAAGCCCTGGGCGTATACTGTAGATACCTGGCACTTATCAAAAGGACAACTTAATGGATGATCTATCTACAAGACCCTGTAAATGCGGCGGAACTCTAGGCGAGGTGATCGGCTTTCAGGAAAGATCTACCGACGGTGTACAGGTCCCGTACCGGGTGTGCTGGTGGTGTCAGGATTGTGACACTACAGAGAAGGCAGTGGGCAGGGAAACACATATTGATTGGGGCAAATAAAAGTACAATAAATGTTTGACACAATAATTAGCTGCTTGCTAATATCTCTACATCGAAGACATAAAGTCTTTCGGCACTGGAGATAAAACATGAACGCACTCAATATCAAGCTTGCAGCATTCAAATCACTGTACGAGCAGAAAGACCCCTTCGCAGCATTAACCGACTGCCATAAAGACTGGCAGCGCGACAACGAGCTCACTGAGCAGCTCTGCATTCTTAAGCAAGATATCTTAGACCTCGATGGCAAGGCAGGGCTCGACCGTATTGTTGCTGAGTTCAAAGCACAGCGAGAAGACTCTAATCAGCGCCTAATCGAAAGCAACCGCAAGCACCGCATAGAAATGATGTACGCTCAGTACAAGCGTCAATACGGCTGGGGCGACCTAGACGAGCAGGATCAGCGATTCGAGAAGGAGTTCGGTGACCTGTGGTTAGAGCACCAGGACGAGATCTGGGAGCAAGTCTGCCCCAAGCATCGTGCCAACAAGTACGCCGAGCAAGCTATCGCTGACTCAAAGATTCTGGAGGTGTGCCATGACTAGAACAGAGAAACTGATCTTCGGTTTAATGGTTATCCCGGCAACTCTTTGTTTATTCCTCATGGACTCAGATTACGAGGTTGAGGTCCAGGAGGCGGCGGCCTACTGCGAGATGGTAGAAATCTGGATGAACGACCCACGCCCAGAAATCGACCGGGCTGGCTGGCCAGATTACAAAGGAACCTATCAAGAGTTTTGCAAGTGACTAGCCGCCATAAAGTGTCGCAATGCACAATATAAGGCGCATTAAAGGGTAAATAATAATGAAAGATTATAGAATCGAAATAAAAGTAAAGAACAACCTGCTTTGGAACGCCATGCAGAAAAGGGGCATAAAGAATGCAGCGCAGCTTGCCAGGGCAACTGGATTAGCTCCTGGGACAGTCGGTGATTACCTCAACTTGAAAGAAAATGTTTACGATCGTTACGGAAATTACAAAAACAGTTTTGAAAGCATCTGTAATTATTTCAATATGATGCCAGTGGACTTGTATCCAGAAGAAAGAATGAGCGACCCTCTACTGAAAAACACAGGCTCGGTAGAGGTTAGCGGGGCAGAGCTGAAGCAGCTTAGCGGCGTAAAGGCTGATCCTTTGGCTTTAATCCACCAGGAACAGGTCCAGAATGCAGTGCATAAATTAATCGATCGTTTTACTCCAAGACAGGCAAAGGTAATCAAGATGAAGCATGGAATAAACGGCAAGGAGCATACCTACCAAGAGATTGGTGATGAGCTTGGAGTATCCGCTAATCGGGCTCGTCAAATTCATGAGACGGTTCTCAGAAGAATGCGATACCAGCCAACGCTAGAGGAAGCAGGTATAGATCGCAACATAATAGGGCTTGAAGAATGATTGAGCTCAGGCCTCACCAGGTAGAGATCATAGATGCCGTAAGGGACTCTCTTCGCAAGGGTAACAAGCGGGTGATCATTCAAGCACCCTGCTCGACAGGGAAGACGGTCCTTGCAGCACATATGCTTGAGAGTGCAATGTTGAAAAACAGGAAATCGGTGATGCTCTGCGACAGAATTCAACTCGTGGGGCAAACCTGTAAGACCCTGGACGACTTCGGCCTGGCTGGCAAATATTCAATTATGATGGGGGATCATGAGCTATACGATCCTAATAAGCTTATCCAGGTATGCAGCACCCAGACCGCAATGAACCGCAAGGACAGCCTAGCGCTAGCAGCTGACCTGTTTATCATTGACGAGTGCCATGTGCTGTTTAAGTCTGTCCGGGACCTAATGCTACGTTTTAACAACGTCGTATGGGTGGGACTCTCGGCCACGCCCATGAGCAAAGGATTGGGGGCCCCTGGTCTATTTGAGGACCTGGTCACAACGGTAACCCCTCCAGAATTAATGGCTCGAGGTTGGTTATGTAAGACTGAGTATTACCAGGGGCATCAGATTAACCTAAGCGGGGTGAGGTCCATATCTAACCCGATGGGTGGTAGTGATTACGATCCAAAAGATGTCGAACGAGCCCTAATGAGCGATGCTATTCTCCAGGGAGATATCATAAAAAACTGGAAGCTACACGCCGGCGAGACAAAGCGCGGCATAGCATTCTCGAGCTCTATAAAGCACAGCAAGGCCCTGGTCGAAGCAATGACTGAAGAGGGTGTTCGCTGCGCTCATATAGACGGATACATGAAGCCGGCGGAAAGGCAGGTCCTGTTTGACGCTCACGAGGCCGGGGACATTCAACTCCTATCAACTGCCAAGCTCTTGAATACGGGGTACGATGCGAGCTACATAGAAGTGCTTTTGGATCTCGCTCCCACCCAATCAAAGATTCGATTTTGCCAGACAGCGGGCCGGTTGTGGAGATTGCATCCAGGAAAAGAAAAGGCGATTTACTTAGATTTCTGCGGCAACGTAAGGCGACACTCGCACCCGGAGGATATCTGGGCTGAGAGGCTCGACGATGGATCTAAGAAGTACAACGAGAAGGAGCTGGTAAAGAAAGAGGCCAGCGACAAAGAGCCCATCATGCACACCTGCCCGCGATGTGCGAGCCTTTACAAGTTTAGGAAGTGCCTGGCATGTGGCTATGAGCTACCCAGTGACGCTAAGATCTACCACGACGATCAGATCCTCAAGAAAGCAGAGAAGGTCTCAGTCGCAGATCAACAACGCTTTTACCAGGAACTCTTGGGGTACACGTTAGATCATGGATACAATGAAGGCTGGGCAGCTCATACGTTTAAGCTTAAATTTGGTAAGTTTCCCAAGGGTCTAGAGAAGGTGGCCAAGAAACCTACGAGTGAAGACGTGCTGGGATTTATTAAATACAAGAATATAAGGGACCGTCATGCAAGAAATACTCGAGCGGCTTGATAAGGTCAGACGCTATGGTGATAGCTACAGAGCTCTATGCCCGGTTCATGGGGGAGATAATCACTCAGCTCTTAAGCTTACCCACAAGGAAGGCAAGGTCCTCATACACTGTTTCGCCTGTGGCGCTTCTGCGATGCAGATCATGGACTCACTCAACCTGAGCATGGACCTATTGTTCGACGAGAAGAGAGAGTTCGTACGAGACCCCAACTGGATGCTTAAGAAGACCCAGATGGAGGACGACACCCTCATACTAATCGCCCAGGCTGCGGAGGAGAGAGGTGAGCGCTTGAAGTACGGCGATCGTAAAGGACTCCAGTTAGCACTAGCCAGACGGGATCAGCGTAAGGCTAAAGGGATTGACCAGGTTGACCTATGTGTGGATATAAGACCGTATGGGGTATAATGTCTAAGGATTTACCCGACAAGACTAAATCTAGGTCATTTAAGAGGATTATTACACATGACCACAGAGCTGGGCGGACCGCCCGTAATCGTACTAAGCGAGGAAGACGTAAAGCGCGTGGAGCAGATGGCGGCAGTATTGACCCAGGCTCAGATCAGTGATTATTTTGGCTTTACAGACAAGACCTTACGAAAGATAATGGAAAGACAGCCAGAAGTTCGTACCGCTTACAACCGGGGTAAGGCATTAGCTATTATGAATGTGGCTAACAACCTGGTCATTAAGGCACACGACGGCGATGTCAATGCAATGAAGTTCTACCTGTCGCACCAGGCTGGATGGTCAGAGAAGACCAAGACAGAGATCACCGGGGCGGATGGGGCTGACTTAACCTGGAAGGTAGAGGTGGTGAAGCCATGAGCACAGGACCCTGGGAAGGCGGCAAGGGCTCACGGCCCAGGAAGTACAGCGTCAAGAAGTACCTTGATAACTACGAGAGGATATTCAATGCCAGCAAGCAAGAAGAAGGGCAAGAAGGGAATCAGCGAGAACATCAAGATCGAGATGGCAGCGGGAAAGCCTCGCAACCAGGCGATAGCCATAGCCATGTCAAGAGCGAAAACTAAGAAGAAGGCTACATACGAGTAATGCCCAGCCTACAGCTACCGGACAAGCTTCTACCCTTTCTAGAGTCTCCTCGCCGATTCAACGTGCTATACGGTGGTAGGGGAAGTGGGAAGAGCTTTTCGGTCGCTGCGCTAATGCTAATGGCAGCCCAGACCAAGGGAGCCAAGATAGCAGCCTACCGTGAGTACATGAACTCGATTGATGACTCTGTGCACTCTCTGCTCAAGCAGCAGATAGAGGCGATGGAGCTAACCGGGTTCGAGGTCCAGAACAACCAGATCCTGTTTAATGGTGAGCCGGCCTTTAAATTCAGGGGACTCGCCAAAAACATAGAAAGTGTAAAGAGCATGTCCGGGTTCAACTTATTCTGGATCGAGGAAGGGCAGACCATCAGCGAGGAAAGCCTCCGGGTGGTTACTCCTACACTCCGAGAGGAAGGCTCTCAGCTCTGGATCACGGCCAACCCCAGGTCCAGGAACGACCCATTCAGCAAGCGATTCCTTGTGCCATTCGAGCACGAGCTCAACAAGAACGGCTTTTACCAGGACGACCTGCACCTGATCATCCGGGTCAACTGGGACGACAACCCATTCTTTCCAGAAGTATTACGCCAGGAGATGGAGTATGACCGAGAGAACACGTCTACGGCTATGTTCCGGCACGTATGGAGTGGTGATTACTACGATAGCGTTGAGGACGCTCTCATATCTGTAGAGCATTTCGAGGCAGCCATCGATGCTCACATCAAGCTAGGATTCAAGCCAGAGGGCCCGATCATTGCATCCCACGATCCATCAGACCTGGGACCAGACGCAAAAGGGTACTGCCTCAGACAGGGCTCAGTGATCCTAGATGTAAAAGAGATGATCACCGGCGACACGAATGAGGGGGTAGATTGGGCCATTGATCTAGCCAGGCAGAGCAACGCTGATTGGTTCGTATGGGACGGTGACGGTATAGGCTTGGGATTGAGACGCCAGGTCATGCAATCGCTAGACGGCTCAAGGATCAGCTACGAGATGTTTAGGGGCTCAGAGGGCGCAGAGGACCCTATGCTATACTATGGCGGTGATAAGGGCAGGACTAACAAGGACACGTTCCTAAATCGTCGGGCCCAATACTATTGGAAGCTTAGGGATAGATTTGAGGCTACCTGGCGAGCAGTCACCAAGGGCGAGTACATTGACCCGGAAGAGCTCATCAGCATCTCATCAGACATCGAGTACCTGGACCAGCTCAGGGCTGAGATTACCAGGATCCCACAGAAGCGCAGCAACAACGGCAAGCTACAGGTTCTCTCGAAGGTGGACATGAAGAAGAAGCCCTACCAAATCGAAAGCCCCAACATGGCCGACGCTGTCATGATGTCTATGTTCAGCCCGAAGACACTCAACAAACAAACAGTGCAAATCAATTTTAGCGGATGGGGCAAGTAATGGCCGAATACGACGGTAAAGAAGACCGAGAAGAAGACGAAGGATCAGACGGTCACCAGAGGGTCCTAGAGCTCTTGCAGAAAGCCCAGGACGCAGACCATGACATGCGCGAGAAGGCGCGTGAGACCTTTTTGTTCGTTACCAAGGCCGACGGCCAGTGGGAACCGTATTTCTGGTCCAGTAACGCCTCAAAACCTCGCTATACCTTCGATATGTGTACGCCTATCATAGACCAGGTAGCGGGTGGATTAGAGCAAGCCAGCTTTGATATTAGAGTAAACCCGGCTGGTGGTAGCGCTACCAAGGATGTGGCTAACACGTTCGACGGCATGATCCGCAACATTGAGAACATCTCCCAGGCTTCAACTGTCTACAACCAGGCAGCTCGAGGCATGATCGTTTCCGGGTATGACGGATGGCGAGTAAGCCAGAAGTACCTGAACGACGACTCCTTTGACCAGGACCTGGTGATTGAGAAGATAGCTAACTTTATTGACCGTGTATGGTTCGACCCCTCAGCAGAGCTCCAGGATAAGTCAGACTCAAAGTATTGCTTTGTCCTGCACCCGGTAGACGTGGATGAGTACGACCGACGCTGGCCAGAGGGTGGGCGTGAGTCCGTATCAGACGACCGTGACGGTGATGCTTACTTTGATAAAAACGAGGTCATCCTGGTAGGTGAGTATCTTTACTGCGAGGAAGAAGAGCGTGAGCTGGTAATGATTAACAACGGCCACGTCTATGAGGCTGAAGAGTACGACAAAATTAAGGACGAGCTCGCAGCTATCGGCGTGGAAGAGGTCCGTCGACGTAAGCGCATGGACAAGAAGATCTGCTCAAGGTTCTTTGATGCTAAGGGATTCCTCGAGGACAAGAAGGAGACTGTGTTCTCT